AATTACCAAATTTAAACGGTTGTAAGATTTCTGCAGGGTTGCCATTAGTAAGAATTGTTTTACCCGGACGAATCTCCATGCGAGTGCCTCTAGGAAGCCGTGAGGCGTCCACAGCAAGCATAGGATGTACAGTGAGTGCCAAGGCATCAATACGAGCACGAAGTTCTGTATCAAGAGCTTTCTGTGCGTTGTAGCCTTTTTCACAAATACCACGTCCCCAAAATCTACCCGGTACAACATCCCAAGGGAATGCAACAACAGGGCGATCTTTCATCATGTAAGGATTTTCTTCTACTTTTAAAAGTTGACCACCGTTAGCAATTACAACAATCGCTTCAATGTATTGTGTTGTTGGCCGGTCTAGCTCTTCCAGTTCGTCTTCTTCCAACCCTTCTGTAATTGCATCGAAATACAAGTCAGATGGAACCAATCCATAATACTTTGTTAGACGTACTTTATCGTCGTCATACATTGTAATTTCTTTATCGGCTTCCAAGTTGGTGTCAGAATATGTAGACTCTAGTTCGACTTGACGATAGATACCTGATTCTACACCCTGCTCAACAAGGTGCTTTGGTACAAACTCATCGATTGCAACACCTAGTGCTTCTTCTACAGAAGTAGCTACAGGGTCAATTAAGAAGTTTTGTGGTAGGATAGGACGTAGCTTAACAACATACCGATCTGTTTCCATTACACCATATGACAGCATTGCACCGTCCATCACAGGCTGTGTTGCTGGACGCATTTCTGTTTTTTCTTCCAGAACAATTTCGCCCATACCTGTACCAAAAATCGCAGAGTTTAGGATACATTCGGCAACAGCTTTACGAATTTGTGTGCGTTGGAAATCTTCGTCTAATTGATTACGTAAACTTTGAATGTCAATTGGATTTTGATCGCCTAAGTCGTCCTTAATATCAAACCACTTTCCACGACCAAATGTCGCCTCTTCAACTTCTGCGACGGCAGACTCGACAGCTTGTTGAAGTGCTGGACTGATAATTTTAGAGCGTTCTGAAGCTCGCATACTATCACTACTATCCCAGATACCTCTCCACAGTCTGTAATACTCGTCAAACTTTTGCTCGTAGTTGGCTTCAAAATGGTCACGCCATTGGTCACACTTGCCAATAACCCAATTTTCTAACCCTGATAAGATATTGGTACGATTTTCATAGTCCATGTTAATACCCTGCGATTGGATCTAAATACTCAAATTCTTCTTCGTCAAAATCGACGTAGTAAGAAACCTTTGCCAATTGGTCAACATATGCTAAGGCGTCAACCAAGTCGTCATGTACAAGCGGATTTGGAAATTGGAACAGCTCATCTAAAAACTCTGGCGTCCAATCCCCTTCTTTCATCGTTATTTGTCCATGCTCAAAACGTCCTTGTAAAGCCCAAACAATACGATCTGTTTTCTTTTTATTACCATGCGTGAGTTCTTCCACTCTAAAGAACTTCTGGTTTGATTTCATCATGTCAGTGAGATAGGGCAAGACAGCATTACGTAATGCACCTTTTTCAATACCCACTGCAATTGGTTCATATGCCGCTACAGCTTCAAAAATCTTTCTAGCAGTCTTTTTAATGTCCCAGCGTCCATAGATTAAATCAGCAACGTACCAGCCCTCCGTATTGGCCTTAACGATAGCAATTGCTGTTCTGTCTAACTTTTTACCCTTACCTGTTGCATTCGAAGCTACGTCTGCAAAGCCTGCTAAATCAACAGCAATATAATAATCGCCGTCATCCGGCTCTTCGTCGACAAATTTAATCCAGTCTTCTTTGAAGATTTCTGAACCGAGTGCTTCAAACGATGCCATAAATTCTTGACGGAAGGCATACGAAGACATCGACTTTTTAGCAATGTTAATTTCTTCCGGGTCAAGCAACGGATTATCGTATGACGTAAAGTGCCATGCTTGATAGGTGGGATCATCCGATAATTCACCGTACTTGTACAACTCGTAAAAATGATTACGACCCAACGGCGTACCAATAAACATTGCATGTCCTTTTTGGTCAGCCAACGCAGGCCTCAGTACGGTTTCCCACACACTAGGCTTCATATCCGCATATTCATCAAGCACCAGAAACTTCAAGGACACCCCTCGCATCGTCTCCGGTCGGTCAGCACCTTTTAAACTAATCGTGGCACCGTTAATGAGCTTTATTTGCATGTTGTTGACGTGAGATGATGTCACAACAGGATTACCAAGCTCTAACAGCGTATTCCACATAATATCCCTAGCCTGTCCCTGCGTAGGTGCTACGTAAAATACATGCCCTCGTTCAGTTTGTAGGGCATTAATAATTAACATCCACGCCGCCAAACGAGACTTACCAGTACGACGTCCTGCCGCAACAATCTTGAAACGTACAGGACTATCGAATACTTCTTGTTGCCACGGTAGTAGCTCTACTTTGAGTTCAGTCAAGCAGAGGATTCCTGAATTGATCTACGAACATCTCGCCTGACAACGGTACATAATCAGAGCCTTCACCTGCTGGCATAATCCCTACCGATTCTGCAATTTCTCCTGCTGAAGTTGGCATTGATAAAACAGTAGTGGCAATTCCAAGCGGCCCTGATGCTTTTTTAGCAATATCAAATAGACCTTTTCCGACTTGTCCACCAACACGATAGGCATCTTTAGCCATTTCTTCTAAGTCCAGTTGATTAGCCGCATCCCAGTAGATGCGTACCTTATGAGGCTTTTTATTTGTTTTGTCGCCTCCAACATGCTGAAACCCTCCATAGCCTTCTTCAGCTAGTTTGTCTTGGGCCGCATAAAATAGTTCTTGCACGTCATCCGCACTATATCCAGCATACCGTGAATTACCCCTTGCATTATCGTAAAAGTCACGTAGCGTAACTTCATCTTCATCAGCAAGTTCTCCAAAGAGGTCAGCAAAATATGCTTTATGCTTTTTGGATAAAGGGGCATCAAGATCAAACAGCTTTACGGGGGTACGTTCTTTAGCATCATATATACTTGGCGTAGTTCCTTTACCTTTTTTTGTATAGCCCTCTGCAATGTCTCTTGCGTCTGTAGTGTAAAAACCTTGCCCATAAATGTTCATGGTAGAATAAGCATCTTCATACAGTTTATTCAAAGCCGATGAAGTACCATGCATACGAAGACCACTACCACGAGTGTCTAACCAGACATTCCCGTCTTTGTCTTCTAACGTGTACTTATACTCAGACATTTCTCATCCAGTTTTCTAGCTCTATAGAGCGATTGCCCACTTGGTTGTACCAACGGCTATCAACCATTTCATCAGCCGCTTTAGACCAGTTGCCTTCGTTCACTGCAGTGATGAGGTTTTTAAACTTTCCTAGCCTAGTACGTCCGATGTTGAATGCCATATTTACCAGCACACGCTTCACCTGATCTGGCAGGCTGTCGAAATTCAAAAACAACGCACGACAGTCAGCCAACGCCTCGTCACAGTCTTCTTTAAACCAATTCAGCACCTGCTCCATAGACACTTCATCGCCTACCTTTAGCTCTTCAAAGCCTAACAATGCATGTCCAATACCAACTGTCGGTATACCTTCCGAACATAAATATACAGATGTCTTACATCCTTCATGCTTTGTTAAATCTAACTTAATCTGTTCGAAAAGCTCTTCAGTCATCTATCTGCTCCGGTTCAATATCAATAATGTCTTCGTCGTTCTGTACTGTCGCACTAGCCCCAACGCCTGTAATCGTAATACTCACACTATTCTTACCTTGAGACATTTTATCTTTTTCAAAATAGCTCACAGGTAGCATTCTATCCATCAATAGCTTCCAAGCCGCCGCTTGGTTTTTATGCTCGTCGTCTAGTGCGGCATTAAAGATTGCATCCATTACCTTTCCAGACTTTGGAGAGGCCAACATCCGAGCTTTGTATTCATTAATAATGGCGGCATCGCCGGGAGGACGTCCTCTAACGCCTCTGTTGCCTTCTTTTTTGGCAACTACCTCGCCCTTTTTAGGCCGTCCACGACCTCTTTTTTCAATTTCTGACATGGAACTATTCCGTTTTATCCACAGGCTGGTTAGTTTAGCACAAAAAAGCGTCAAAGTCAACTATTTTGGCATGAAGATTGCACAGTAGACATCAGTGCATTATCTGTAAAGATATCAAATACTTGATATTCGTGCATTTTAATGACTTTTAAGGCCTTTTAAGTGCTTTTTCTAATTTTACTCTTTTGCAAATCTATGCAGGTACTATAATATATTTAAAGTCGCCACAGCCTCCCCCGGTAGGGTCGATCAGGTGTGGATAAGTCTGTGGATAACTCGATAGTTTCTGTGGATAACCTGTGAAGAACCTGTGGATAACTTTAAAGTTCTGTGAATAACCTGTGGATAACTTTCTGCACAGGCTGTGGATAACTGTGCAGTCTGTGGATAAGATAGGGGATAACTTCGCAGGCTAAAAAGTTATGCACAAACTTCTGTACAGGCTGTAAAGCGTCGCTGTACAGGCTATTTTGTCCGGATTCTAGGCAGGCTGGACAGGCTGGACAGTAAAAAGGGAGTGACAGTTAAGTACCCTATAGGGCTAAACAGGCCTGCAAAATCTTGTTCGTATGCGCCTATCCTGTAACGCATTGTAAAGCCCTGTAACGGCCTGTAATGCTATCGGGTAATACTAGGGTATACGAAACAGCGTTGCGTCGCTTAGAACGGCTTAGAATGGCTGGAAGCGATAAGCTGCTTACATGTTTTGACGACCACGATACATGTAGTGCAGGCATAAAAAAGCCCGCATCGAAGCGGGCTATATTGGTGGGTAGTTGTTAGGGCTATGCTATTGGGTAAAAGTAAACCAAATAAGCCAGCCAACTAATGCAATTTCTATCAGTTCAATCATCTAAGAATAAATCCCCTATTAATGCACCAAAACCCATTACTAATGAAAAGCCGGCAATACCAGCCAC